AAGTAATATCCCGGGTATCTTTATCAGTGAAGCAGGTAAAGGTCGTAAAGGTTTTAATACAACTAATAAGAGTAAACTAGCAAGTTGTGCTAAATTCAAAACATTGGTTGAGAGCAAGAAAATGACCGTAAATAGTCGTAGTCTTATAAGTGAGTTAAAAGCGTTTGTGGCTCACGGTGGTAGCTATGCCGCTAAAATTGGCGATACGGACGATTTAATCATGGCTAGTTTACTAGTGACACGTATGTTACAACAGTTGGGCGACTATCACTTTGATTTAGAGAATCAGATACGTGACCATGACGAAATGATAGCTCCTTTGCCATTTTTTGCCGTGATTAGTTAAACTTGAGATAAATATATTATCATGCCAATTAACTCAGAAACACTAAACCGACAACTTTACAAAAGACTAAGCAAATACAAGCCAAAACCATTGGATGCTAGCGGAAACGTTACTCCAATAGAAGACGAAGCTGATGTATTTAAGTTTACCTTTAGCAAAGCCGGCAAAGATTACGGAACTGTTTTTGCGACAATCGATGACAATCATGCATTAACTGTTTACTATAGTGATGATGTAACCGAAAGCCCAGCCGGATCAACTCCTGATATAGGATATGATGATAGTTGGACTGGATTACTTAAACAATTAAAGTCTTGGGCAATGCATAATCAATTAAGTTGGAAATTAAAAGACAGATCCCATTTAGAGGGCGATATGGCACGGAGAGACCACATGAACAAAAAAGACAAAATATCAGAAGGTTACTACTCAATGGGTAGAAACAAAAGTTATAGCGATAATATACCTAGCGTTAAAATTGTTATTGAACACACTCGACAAATTGAAGAAGGTGAACAACGTTATCGTAACATCAATAAGATTTTCTTAGAGAATCAAATGGGTGAAAGATTCTTACTTGACACCAAGAAGCCTGGCATTGCACGTGTGTACGCTAGACATATTGCTGAAGGTGGTAAAGTTAATGATGACCGTTGGGGACACATTCACAGTCTATGCGAAGAATATCAAAAGATGGCTGGATTTGTTCGTGCCACACGCAATAATCAATTCAATGAATCAGCACAAAAATTAGTTAATGAAGCAATTAATCACTATCAAGGTTTACGTGAGTCACTGAGTAGAATGACAGGCAAGCGTGGTTACGAAGCATACTTTGAATCATGGACTCCACCGTTAATGGAAGATGAAACAGATACAAGTAATTTAAATGAATTGTTTGTGCAAGAAACATTAGATCCACGCATTGAAAGTGTAATGCCAATATTATCTAAGTTACAAAAAAACTTAGGTGAAATGAAAGAAGTTAGTGCATTAGCTGAATGGGCTGATAGCTTAGTTGAAGGTGAGGGCGGACCAGAAGCTAGTGAAGAACCAGTAGCCGATGATATGGGTAACGACACTTTTAGTGATGAAGATGGTGAAGATGCCCCGGAAGATGATTTAGATGAGGGCCAAGATGGTACCCCACACAGTCATCAGGCACAAACTACATTAAAGCACTTGAAGAAAGCTAGCTATGGTGATAGAGCAGATGCCGCAAATATCAAACCGGGCATTGCAGGCTTTAGAGATAGAATTGATATGCTACAAAGAGCAAAAGATGAAGGCAATATAGTAGATGAAGAAGAAAGTCTAACAAGCAACAATCCAGTTGGTATCCCTGAAGGTGAAGACCAAAATCCAGTAGCTCAAGCAATTACTCGCAAAATATTATCACAACGTAGTGACTTGTTAAAAAAATACGGACCGGTAAAAGTTATGCAAGCAATTGATTCTGCCGCAGAATTTTTTGGTGATGTAGAAGAAATTGGTAGCAGTGACATGTATGCATATATGCAATACGTTGAAAAAGAATTAGATAGTATTGACGAAAGCGCATTACAAGCATACTTGGGTGATAAGAAGTATGGCAAAGATGGCATGGATGCATTACGTAAAGCAGGTCGTGAACATGCAGGTAAAGAAAAAATGCAAAACATTCGTGCTAAATTTAGTAATAAAGAAAAAGACGTTGAAGAAGGCTTTGTTGGCAACATGATTAACAAAGCTAAAGGTATGTTTAACAAACCGGCAACTGCACCGGTGGCACCTGCTACGGCAGCTCCAGCGGCACCGGCCCCAGTAGTTCCAAATGCGGCAACACAAGCAAGAATTGCGGCTGCACCGCAAGGATATGATCCAAACACTGGCAAGCCAAAAGTTGCCGCACAGGCAGCTCCTGGCGCAGTGCAAAAAGGTGGCACAATGGATATGACTAAAAAGGTTGTAGCACCAATAGCAAAACCTGCGGCAGCCCCGGCACAGGGTGATTACTCTCCTCAAGAAGTTCAACAAATGAATCAACAGATTGCTGCCATGAATGATGTACAATTAGCCCAAGTGGCTGCAAGACCAAACCTAGACCCTACAGTCACGGCTGCAGTCAAGGCTGCACTAGCAAAAAGAAAAGGTGTAGCAGAAGATTTAGATGCTGACCAAAAGCGTGTAGGTCAATTAGGCCCAACATCAAAAGTTAAGAATAACAATATTGGTAAACTAGTTGGTGCTAATGAAAACTTTATTGGTATGGCTCCACAAGCTGTAGCAGAAGGACAAGATGACCTAAACGCAATCAAGCGACTATTGGGTAAATAAGTTCATAAAAACCTCACTTAAAAGGTGAGGTTTACCATATCTGGCATAAATACTATTGACATGAGAAGAAAGTAATGCTATACTTATTCTTGTGTTAGTTACTCATTGGGAGTAGCGACATTAAAACGAGACCATCTCAATTTATAAGGAAATTAAATCATGGCATCATTAGCAGACATTCGTGCCCGTATATCGGCACAAGAAAACAGACAGCAAAAGGGTTCTAACACCCAATCTGATAACTCAATCTACCCCCACTGGAATATAGACGAAGGCACAACCGCTTCAATTCGTTTCTTGCCAGACGGTAACAGTAAGAATGAATTCTTCTGGGTTGAGCGTCAAATCATTAAATTGCCATTCAATGGCGTTAAAGGTGATCCCAACGTTAAGAAAATTGACGTACAAGTACCATGCATGGAAATGTATGGCGATAGTTGCCCTGTTCTAGCAGAAGTTCGTCCTTGGTATAAGGATGAGACATTGAAAGAAATGGCAAACAAGTATTGGAAGAAACGTAGTTATTTGTTCCAAGGTTTTGTAAAACAAAATCCATTAGGTGATGACAAGACACCTGCGAATCCAATTCGTAGATTTGTTATCAGCCCACAAATCTTTACTATCATCAAATCAAGTTTGATGGATCCAGAGATGGAAGAATTGCCAACAGATTACTTACGTGGTCTTGATTTTAATATTAAGAAAACAAGTAAAGGTGGCTATGCCGATTACTCAACTAGTAACTGGGCACGTAAAGAATCTGCATTAACAGAAGCGGAGGCATCAGCAATTGAATCACATAGTTTGTTTAACTTGGCAGATTTCTTGCCTAAGAAACCAGGTGAAGCAGAACTGCGTGTTATCAAAGAAATGTTTGAGGCATCTGTAGACGGTCAACCATATGATGTTGAACGTTGGGGTGCATACTATCGTCCATATGGTGTTGAAGCACCTGCAGGAGCGACAGCGGAAAAACGACCAGCGACTATTGAAACCAGCGCACCCGCAACAGCACCCGTAGCAGAGTCTTCAAGCACACCTTGGGATGAACCTGAAACAGCATCTACTCCAGTTGTAGTTCCTGCACAGTCAGCAACAAGCAGTGACAAAGCACAAGACATTCTAGCAATGATCCGTGCTAGACAAAATAAGTCTTAATCATAGTGGGGGCTTCGGCCCCTATCTTAGGAGAACACTATGACATTACCAGACGAAAGATATAGAGCCTTAAAGCAGGCTAAAAAACTGATGGAAGAATTATGTGATCCTGGCAGAACGCCAAGAGTACCTAGTTTAATCAGAGATCGGGCACGTGGAGCACTACGTCATTTTCCAAGTGATTATGAACTTGATCGGATGGCAGAAGATTCCCCCGAATTGCTTGATAAAGTATCATTTAGTGATAAACTATACAGTAACGGAATACACAAATAAGGAATATACCATGACAAATAAATTAAACAAACTAACAAAAGTGAATGAATCATTTACAGTTAATCGTTATGACAACGGTTTTATGATTGAGGTAAGTGGACGAGATACAGATAATGATTGGAAGAGTTGTAAAATTCTTTGCACCAATGAAGATGAATTATTTGCTGTAATCAAAGAAGCACTCAGTATGGAAATGGATAGTTAAAATGGCAAAACCCTTTGACGTAAGTAAATTCCGTAAGGACATTACAAAAAGTATTGAAGGTCTATCAATAGGATTTAACGATCCTACTGATTGGATCTCAACAGGAAACTATGCTCTCAATTACCTCATTAGCGGTGATTTTAATAAAGGCGTACCTCTTGGTAAAGTTACTGTCTTTGCCGGAGAGTCAGGCGCCGGAAAATCGTTCATCTGCTCAGGAAATCTCGTCCGACACGCACAAGAACAAGGAATCTTTGTAGTCTTGGTTGACTCGGAGAATGCCCTTGACGAAGCATGGCTACACGCACTTGGTGTAGACACCGCAGAAAATAAACTATTAAAACTTAACATGGCAATGATTGACGAAGTAGGAAAAACTATTTCTATGTTCGTTAAAGATTACAAAGCACTACCTGAAACAGATCGTCCTAAGGTATTATTTGTAGTTGATTCATTGGGCATGTTGTTAACTCCTACAGACGTTAATCAGTTTGAAGCAGGTGATATGAAAGGTGACATGGGTCGTAAGCCTAAAGCACTTACAGCACTTGTTCGTAACTGTGTTAATATGTTTGGTTCATTGGGTATCGGCTTAGTAGCTACTAATCACACATATGCTAGTCAAGATATGTTTGATCCAGATGATAAAATCAGTGGTGGTCAAGGTTTTGTTTATGCATCAAGTATCGTTGTTGCTATGAAGAAACTAAAACTTAAAGAAGATGAAGATGGTAATAAGATTAGTGATGTGCGAGGTATTCGTGCGGCATGTAAGATTATGAAAACACGTTATGCAAAACCATTTGAATCAGTGCAAGTTAAGATTCCTTATGAAACAGGTATGAGCCCTTACTCAGGATTATTAGATATGATTGAGAAGGCTGAACTTGTTAAGAAAGAAGGTAATAGTCTTGTATACACTACACTTGATGGTGAAATCATTAAGAAGTTTCGTAAAGCATGGGAAGCAAATACTGATGGTTGCTTAGACAAAGTAATGACTGAATACAGTCAAAAAGCAGGAACAAAGATAAGTAATGTAACACCGGAGGAGGATGTTACAGAATGAGTTTAGATTTTGTTACTGAAGTTTGGGATGCACTACGTTCTCACATTGATTTGCATGAACGTAGTGATGCCGCAGACACACTAATCAATTTATTAATTGATAATAACTACGAAGCTGACGACATTAAAAATGCGTTTAGAGGTGACAAGGAGATGCTTAATGCATTAAAAGGTTACGTTGAACAACATGATGTTGAAGATGATTACGAAGAATACGAAGAAGACGAAGACACAGACGAATGGGATTAAATGTCAAATTGGTATACAAGGATCACATCTAATCTAGCGGTGATACCAGATTTCATAACACATTATGAAACCGAATTAATTTCAGCTAAACAAGAAGTAAAGGTATACGGCAATGTTGAGAAGAACATTGCCGCTATTCCCGGAATCACAGAACATCGTTTTAATCAACTACAAGAGATTGAGGCGGTATTAAACTATCTCAATATT